CTTACCTATCAGGCGCTGATTTGGGAGGTGATGTGATGGCTGTGTTTAATCCGGTTCTGAGGATGGAAACGGGGCTGCTGGTTTCTGGAGAGGAATATATGGGCTTTCTGCCGGAGAAGCTGGATACGGTTTCGGGCGAGATGAGCTCCATCTCTTTTCGGCCAGGAACCGTCAACAGCGGCGGAGGATATATTATCCTGCAGGATTATTCAAATAACTATCTGGTCATTCCGGCGGTCGTTAAAGGCGAAACCCACGAAGTAATGCTCAAAGGCAGCGATTCCAGCAGAGGGGCTGTGATCTGCACCTATCCTTCCGGGAGGCTCAGCCTTAACATAATAAACGTAAGCTGCAAGGACGCTTCCAAGCCTGTGTCCCTGTATGTGAAGGCATATGGGTATGGGAGGATGGGGAATAAGACGTCCAGCGGAGGGAGTCAGGCGCTACAGACGGTGAAGGTTACAATAACGGGTTTTGGAGCTTATTACACCAACGCTAATCAGGAACTCGTAGCGATTCCGTATCCCAACCCCAGTCCCACTGAGGTATATGATGTTTTAAAGGGTTCAATTATCGTCGGGTTAGGTGGAGCTACAATTTTTAATACTACGTTAACAAGGCTTAGTCCATACGCTGCAGCTGCGGAAAATGACGGTTTGATTACATTTAATCCTGCCTCCGGTGGATGAAATATTAAGCAACCTTATTTGCTAAATAAAACCCTTGTTTAGGATATTTTTAAGACTTGAAAAGGAGGCCTGCAATTGCCGACGGAAATCATTGTAGCTATGATCACAGGCGGCCTGGCGCTGCTGGGCGTGGTGTTTTCCACGCGTTCCAGCGAACGGCGGACTCAGGACAGCATCCGGACCGCCCAGGCGGTGACGGATGCAAAACTGGAAAATCTCACGGAAGAGGTCAAAAAACACAACAACTTTGCCAGGCGGATGCCGGTGGTGGAGGAACAGATCAGGGTGATCAACCACCAGATCGACGAACTGAAGGAATATCACAAAGGAGGATGAATGCATGGAATGGACAGGAATTGGAAGCGTGGCGGCGATTACGGTAATCTGCTATCTGGCGGGGGTGGTTGTGAAGGCCACGCCCTTTGACAACAACAGGCTCATCCCCATTGTCTGCGGGCTTTTGGGGGGCGTTCTGGGGGTGGCGGGGATGTTCCTCATGGCCGACTTCCCGGCGGGGGATTTCCTCACGGCCACGGCCGTGGGCATCGTCTCCGGGCTGGCCGCCACCGGCGCCAACCAGATTGGCAAGCAGCTCACGAAGGGCGGGGAGATATAATGGTACCTATCAAAAAAAAGTTGTGCCCCGCATCCCGATATTACCTCAAGTGTCCGTACAGCAGGACGCCTACGCGGATCGTGGTACATAATACGGCCAATGATGCTCCGGCGGAAAACGAGATCAGCTACATGCTGAATAACGATTTTGAGGTGTCTTACCACTACGCTGTGGACGATCGGGAAATTGTGCAGGGCCTTCCCTTGGATCGGAATGCCTGGGCGTCCGGAGACGGTCACGGGGCTGGAAACATGGAGGGAATCCACATTGAAATCTGCTATTCCCTCTCCGGCGGGCCAAAATTTGCAGCCGCAGAGAAGAACGCGGCTGAATTCATTGCCAGCCTGCTGCAGCAGTACGGTTGGGGTGTGGACAAGGTAACGAAGCATCAGGATTACGATGGAAAATACTGCCCGCACAGGACGCTGGATCTGGGCTGGACGCGGTTTGTAAACATGGTGAAAGAATATCTGAGCACGGAAAAGGAGGAACCGGATTTGACGGAAGCAGAGGCAAGGAAGATCGCACGGGGAGAGATTGAGAACTATTTTGCTGGACTGGCGGCAAAGCCCGCACCCGGCTGGGCGAAGGAGGCGCTGGATTATGCCAGGGAGGAAGGAATCCTCAACGGCGACGAGGGCGGTCTGCGCCCGGAAAGCTATGTGAAGCGGGACGAGCTGGCCCAGGTGGAGCTGAACCGGGAGCGCCGCTACCGGGAAATCGAGGATGTGCCAGACTGGGCCAGGGACGCGGTGCAGGAACTGATCGGCCTGGGGGTGATCCTGGGCACCGAGGCGATTCAGGATGGAAAAGTCACCCTCAACATGAGCGAGGCGCAGCTGCGCGGGCTGGTCTTTATGAAGCGCTATGTGGACACAAGGCTGAATACAACAGAGTAAGACTGCCCGGGCGTACCCTCTCCTGGGCATAGTAAGAGCCCCGCAGCTCTCCGGTTTGGAGGCTGCGGGGCTTTTTTTGGTTATCTTATTACGTACGTCCACCGGACATTTTTAAGAAGAATAATCTTATCTCCCATATCGGAAAGAAAAGCCGTCATAATAATGACCTCCTTTCCCTCTGTTTTTTCCGAAGTCTTTTAGTCAATCGGAATTTTAAATGCTTTCTTTCCGTAATTCTTGGCATAGTAAGTAATGCCATCTTTGGTAAAAGACGCTCTGAAAATGTATTTTTTCATAGCAATTTCTCCTTTCTGACGGAGAAAAAACTCTTGAATTGCATAGAGAAATATGTTAACATTAAAATTGTAAATTGTAACAATTCAAGGGCGGGTGTCACTCCGTCTGCGATCCCTATGAAGACGATAGCGTTCCAGCGCTATCGTTTTTCATTTTTATAAGCTTGATTTCCTTGTTTTGATTTTACAGAATATTTACTGCGCTTTTGTTCTTTCCTTTTTTTAAGGTAATTAATATCTCTAATTCTAATTTTTGCAGATCGATACGATACACCACATTTCATTGCTATATCACGATAATTCATATTTCGAATTAACTGTAGTGGCATCAAAAGTTCCGCCGCAAATATATCCGCTTGAGCTTCTGGATCTCGTGAGATTGGTATTCTTTCTCCTGGAGCCACTTTTGCAAAATATACATTGCTTGACGAGTGATAAAAATAATGTCCCAATTCATGTGCTAATGTCATTCGGTGCCAATAATGTCCAAGACAGGCCCCGTCATAAACCGTTTGTCTAACTTTTATCGTATGTAGTTCTGGACATGCCTCTGCTAGAATGCCTGGAAGTTCATTATCTGGGCAGACATCCAATGTAAAATCATTGTCTATCGTCCCTAACGCATTTTCCATATATTCAACGATAGGAAAATATAATTGCTTGTCCAGAGATGCCTTTTTTCTTATTTGATAAACAAACTTACGTATATTCTCTTTTACTTTAGTTTTTGGAACTGTTATTTGCTGCATAGAAGCGGAACGTTTTATTTTCCACGCCCCCTTTTCCGAATCACTTCACGGCTCTTACAATCGTTCAAAGTTTTCTGCAATTTTTTTATAGTGTCCAAGTCTAGCGAATCGAATTTTCTGGCAAAACTCATTGCTACCGCCCGCTGTTCAGCACTAATATCTTCCAAGTTCAACTTTACACTGTCAGCGGATAATTCTGCGATCTCTTTTAATTCTTTTTTTTGTTCGTCTGAAAGGTTGTACAAAACACCAATCTTTTCTACCCAATCATGTGGGATTTTTCGTTTTCCGTTTTCAACTGCGGACAAGTAAGAACTCGTTACCCCAAGTTTTTGGGCCATGTCATACATGACTTCACCACAATTTATGCGGATAACTCGCATTTTTTTGCCGAAATCAGTAATCACTAAAAACGACCCCCTTCTAATATTTTCCATTTATATTATAACCGGCCCTGTCTAAAATGTCAACAACAATTGTTGATTTTTTTCTGAGTTCAGTTGATTAAATGTAAGTACGCGTGGGTTTGCTTTCTCCCGCGCATAGAAGAAGCCCCCGGCTTCCTGGTTTATTCCAGGGGCCGGGGGCTTTTTTGGTTTATTGCTATTTTTTATTCTTTGTAGCACCTGAAGTCGCAAATTTTGCAATACGTTGTTAAAATCAGGTGTGTTTTAACAATGACGTCACTCGGGTTTCGACGGTTTTTTTAGTAATATCACAATTATTGGTATCACATGAACAATTCTGTTTCCGTTATTTGATCTTATAAAATAACGCACCATATTCTGAGCCACATTTTGAGCCACATTAATGGCGCATTTC